ACTGAAGTGGCGGATTTCAGGCAACAAAAAACCCATTTATGTAAACGGGTTAGTGGAAACAAACACTTGCAATATAATCAATAAGTTAGGTTGGTGGTAAGGAGTGGCGATTACGGGGCAGTGCCAACCGCTGCCGCCACTATGTCGCCACTATGGAAAAAGTTTTGGTGCTTGGCGGGGTGGACTAATATGAGCTTCTATTTCTTTGATGTAATCTTCAAAAACGTTCAAAAATGTCACAAGAGCACCTTCATTGAAAAGCACCTGGTTCCCATCTCTCTCAAGAAGATCAGGGTACTGATCGAGAAGTCTTACGATTTCTGGAATCTCTTGGTTATCATTACTAACTAAACGAGCATCATTATGAGCACAAGAGTTCCTTAATTTTATAATTTTAGTTATTTCAGGAAAGGCTTTAGAATTACGTAAGCCAACAACCTTTTTAATAAATCGATGTCCTCTTTCAAAGCCCATTCCTTTTAAGTCGTTAAGACTGATGTTCGTTGTATGTCTTTTCGAGTAACTGATACAGAATTTTTCGACTTCATGCTCTAACAGACCAATAATTGTTAATAATGCAGAACGTCTCATGATGCTTGGATAGTATCTTTTGAATATGTCATCAAGATTTACTGATTGGTCATCAATTCCCATATAGCTGTCGATGGAAATATAAATATCATCTTCGGGATAATCTTCAATTACAAACGTCTCAGGCCCTTCAACTTCATATTTAGTTATACTATCTCTAATTGAAGCTTCAGTTTGGTTGATAAAGCCATGTAATAACATGATATTAAAACCAAAGTCATGTATTGGGACATGACCAGGCTTATTGATGAATTTGATCATGTGAAACTTCCTTTTATCAATGGGATATGAATAAGTTATGACCTTATCATCCCTTGCTCAACTAGGCTAGAGGACATCGTCGCTAATGGGTTAAAGCGCAGAGCGGTTTCAAGGTGATCGGGAGCTAAGTGAGCATAGCGCATGGTCATTTTTATATCGTGGTGGCCTAGGATTTTCTGGAGGGCAAGGATGTTCCCACCTGACATCATAAAGTGTGCTGCAAACGTATGGCGCAGAACGTGGGTCAGTTGACCGCGCGGGAGCACGATAGAGGTCTTATCCATTACGGATAAAAACTGGAAATAGCAGTCAGTAAAGAACTTGAAGCCGTCCAGGACAATGATTTCTTCGTACAGATCTTTGCTGATGGGAATACTGCGGTTCTTTTTACCTTTGGTCCTGACGAAAGTGATTCGGTACTTAGTGACCTGGGAACGAGTGAGATTCACAGCTTCTCGCCAGCGTGCCCCGGTACTCAGGCAGATTTTAACGACCAAAGCGAGAAGGGCACTTTGGCGTTGGCAGTTGTACAGAAGCTCTGTAATTTGTTCATGCGTCAGCCAGGCAATTTCTTTTTCGGCAATAGTGAACTTGCGCATGCTTTCCAGAGGATTTGGTGCAGCCCATTCTCCGAGCCGGACCAGCTCGCTAAACACACTGCTCAGATAGCTTTGCTCCAGATTGATAGTTACCGGGCTGGCACCTTTCTTCCACTTCTCGCTAAAGTAGATTTCACCTGTCAGGCGCTTGTCACGGTAATGCGCGAATAATTTCGAGCTGAGATCCGTAGCGAGAGGATTTCCGAGCGCATCTACCATCAAGACCAGCTTGTCGTAAACATGTTCGCCAGCGGTGAGGGACTTGCCGTGCAGCTTGAACCAGAGTTCGACGACATCTTTCAGAGTTCGGCGATCTACCGATTCACCCAACCAGGGCTTCGCCTCCGTCTCTCCCATCGTGTGGCGTTTAAAAGCCAATGCTTCGCCTTTGGTGGCGAACTGCTTCCGCACACGCCGTCCGCTGCGTCCGGGGGGTAGCATTCACAAATCCATTTTCCTGTGTCGAGTTTTCGTACTGCCATAAAAAAGCCCTCATGTCTGAGGGCTAAATTTAACTGTATGTTTGAACAGGGGTCAATGTATGGTTTGAAAATTTCATACATCAATCAAAGGTTGTGCTCAGTTCAATTAAGTCGAAATAATGATGAATTTTTAACTCGTTCTCATTATATCTGCTTTGAGCATATCCCATTTTGAGAAAGTTACTTAGTGATTCTTCATTCGAAAGATCTCCATCCATCCAAAGTTCTGGAGTGTTACTTGGTTGGGCGTTATGGGGTGAGGTACGTGGAAGTGTTAATGTATTCCAGGCAGTCTCAATATAATGTAGAACACCAGTAGATATTCCTTTTGTTGTATAATTATTGCTATACACGCCGCCATTGCTCCGGAAGTATCTTACTGATGTTCTTCCGTAAGATAGGTCAAATAATAAATCAATGTTTGTGTTGAGAGGGCTTGGGATTAGTTTTTCTTTGGATTTTATTTTTGCGTACAAATCATGATCTTTGAAGTTAAATGAGGATAATATTAGCATCAGATTAGGGTCAAAATTTCTTTTAGATGTAATAAGTATGTCTATTAATCTTTCATATATTTTTACGGCATCCCGGATATTTATTTTTATAGATAATAAAATGGAGGAACAATTGCTAACAAATGACTCAAGGTCTGGTGGGCATGGAATGAGTTTATCTCGCAGTGTATCAAATTCTGAAGCAATGTTTTCACCTGTCTTTGTCAGTAGTAGATCTTTATATTCAGGTGCGGGGAGAAGAAAACGACGATCAAAAAACCTGCTTAAATAATGGCTTGCAGAGAAGTCCGTGCCGTAAATAACTTTTATTGAGTGTTGCAATTGTTGGGTGTCTGTAGCAATAATGAACACAACACCTGGAATATTGAAAATATGTTTGGATATTTCTAAAAGGCTAATGGAAAAATCAGGCCTGCATCTATCAAGTTCATCAATTATTATAAATAAAGGGAGTTCTTTATCGATACCATCCTTTCTTCCTATGTATTCAACCCAGCGACCAATTCCTTTTTTGACAGTCTCTATTTTAGATGCTTTTTCCGTATGTATTTCTATTAGCTTTGATGATAAATCTTTTGTTAGATCCGAAAAAGAATCAACTCCTGTTAACTTCTGTATTAATCCATCAATAATCACTGGGGCCGCTGTTTTTAGTAATGGGCCAACGTTCTCAATTGTCGAGTTGATTAATGAGGTAAAGGCATCAGATTGATTGGAAAGTTGATCTTTTATTCCACTGAATACTGTAAGTATAGGGTCTTCTGAAAAGTCCTCTTTCCAAGCATCTATGTATACTGTGGGATGATAGTTGGAAATTGTTTTGGCAAGTCGTTTTGTAAAATATGTTTTACCCGCCCCCCATTCTGCATTTATGTTTACAACTAGATTAGACTTTTCACCACGTGCAGCGCAAATTTCATAAAGATATTGTGCATATTTTTTCCTATCAAGAGTATCTGCAGGTAATTTCTCATCAAGAAACTCTTCTTCCGATTCCCAATCCCACACAATTTCCATTTATGCCTCGCTGATCACGCTGTAAACTTTCGCTATAGGTTTAATATAGCCAATGTCGCACTCAAAAGTAAATCCATCACCTGCAACCATTGCTTTGCGGACAGGGATCAGGTTTATTTTTTTTATGCTTAATTTCCCTTCTATCTGAACTAACCACTGACCATCGGAAATAATTGCATCATCGCGGTCACATACATAAATCTGTCGGTCAGATTTTATAGCTAATGGTGATCTAACCTCTCGAAGTAAGAGAGATGGATCAATTTTGTACGAGCCAAGTGCAATAGCTTCACCATTTTTCAGCTCTTGAGTTTCTATATCCGTTAACTTTACGGCTGTGTTTGCTTTTAACTCACCCTTCCCAGAGACAAGCCAATCAATCGAAACACCGGTTTCCATAAAGCACTGCAAAACCCAATCAGCAGGAAAAATGTCCCGCATGTAGCGCGTAGCCATAGTGCTCTTGGACACACCCAAATGGTCACAAAGCGCTTGTCGAGTAGTGAACCCATACGCCTCTACCAATCGTTCAATGACTTTCTTACCACCGCTGCTGAAATCCACAAGACCTCAAAAGCAATCTAAAATGCGTTGACAGATTCCAAAAGAGATCTTCAAGTTGAGCTTGAAGTGTTCTTTTGGAGCCTTCACTACTAATCACGTTTAACAACGGCTCGCCACAAGCCGGGCTGAAAGAGGAATGTTGCACCATGACCCCAAACATTTCAATCACTCTGAATACACCGCACGTAACAATTGAACGTTATAGCGAACTCACAGGCCTTCCTGTTGATACGATCAATGACATGTTGGCTGATGGTCGTCTACCGCGACATCGTCTCCGCAAAGACAAGAAGCGCGAAAAAGTCATTATTAACATGGCCGCTTTGACAGTAGATGTACTTTCCGCGTGAAGAACCTTTGCTTATCTCTTTCACTTTTATGGTTCGATTTTGCGATAAGTTCGGAGTTGAAAACCATGTTTGATTACAGAGTTTCCAAACAAAACTATTTTGATGAAGCTTGTCGCACTTTCGCATCGCATCACAACATGGCGAAATTGGCAGAACACGTAGGAATAAATGTTCAAACCCTGCGTAATAAGCTTAACCCGGAGCAACCACACCAGCTCACAGCGCTAGGCATATGGCTGCTGACAGACCTCACAGAAGATTCAACATTGGTTGATGGGTTTCTGGCGCAGATCCATTGCCTGCCATGCGTACCAATCAATGAAGTCGCGCGGGATAAAATGCCGCAGTATGTCTTGAAAGCTACCGCTGAAATAGGGCGTGTCGCTGCCAGTGCAGTGTCTGGTGCTCAGTTGAACGCGACGACACGCCGGCAGGTTGTTGAAAGCTTCAATTCAGTAACTCGTCTGATGGCGCTTACAGCTATTTCGCTTCAGGCACGTTTGCAAGCCAACCCAGCAATGGCAAGCGTGGTCGATACCGTCACGGGCCTTAGCTCATCGTTCGGCCTGAGTTGAGGTGTCAATGCTGACAAATGAATCGTCCTTTGCATCACTGCTTGTTAAGAAAAGCCCTGGGATGCACTTCGGTCATGGCTGGATTGCAGGCATGGATGGCAAGCGCTGGCACCCGTGCCATTCGCAGGTTGAATTGCTGGCTGACCTGTCAACCTTCAAACAGGGGAAACCATGGCTATTGAAGATGCTGCAACGACTCGCACGATAAGCCCTGGTGAACGCTATGAAGGGTTGAACCACATAGCGGAATTAAGGGCAAAGGTATTTGGAATTAACATTGAGTCAGAGCTTGAGCGGTTTATTAACGAAATGAGCGACCCACGGGACGCAAATAATAAACAGAACAAGCGCGCATTAGCCGCCATATTTTTTATGGCTAATATTCCGGCAGAGCGTCACGGCGTCAAAATTAGTGAGCTGACGACTGAAGAAAAGCGGGAGCTGATAAAGGCAGTGAACCATTTTCGTGCAGTGGTGAGCTTATTTCCAAAACGGCTGACCATGCCGAATTAAACCAAACCAGAAATTAATGGCGTAAACCCGCCGGGCATTCTTTTGCCAAAATTCAGGAGAAGCACAATGCGAAATATTGAAACACGTACAACCAAAACAGGCCCGGATGATGCAGGGCTTAACCTGCTGTTGACTGAGGCACGCATGGAAGAACGCCGGGGACGCGCTGATGTATTTGCTGCTCATCTGGAAAAACTGGCAGTGCATATCACCCGCAGCAAACTTAACGGCACCGAAGCTGCAGAGCTGCTGCGTAACACTGCTGAAATCATCCAGAACGAAGCGCAGGAGATCCACTGATGGCTGATTCCATGGACCTCGTGCAGCAGCGTGTGGAAGAAGACCTTCAGCGCCACATCCACAACGCCCGCACCAAAATGTCGGGCTTATCCCGCTTACTCTGCATTGATTGCGATGCACCAATCTCGCCAGCTCGTCGCCGTGCTATTCCGGGCGTGCAGTGTTGTATCACCTGCCAGGAAATTACAGAGTTGAAAGGCAGGCACTATAGCAAAGGTGCTTTGTGAGCACACCGTTGATACCTGAATCAACTAAAGCGAAGGGCGGTCTGATGAAGACCGCCAAGACCTATTCATGGAGCGCTCCAAAGAAAGCGCTAAACCCATACTTTGACCCGGCAGAAGTAGAGCAGGGTTCTGAGCTTTCAAATCTGATCACTCTGTACGCTGCTGATATTGAGCAGGAGCAGCTACGCCGTGAGGCGTTGAGTGATGAGGTCTGGGAGCGTTACTTCTTCAATGAGTCCCGTGATCCTGTCAAGCGTGAAATGGAGCAGGATAACCTCATCAGCCGGGCCAAAATGGCCCGTGAGCAGCAGCGTGTTAATCCCGATCTGGTGATCATCGCTGATGTAAACGCGCAGCCGTCCCACATCAGCAAGCCATTGCTGGAGCGCATTAAATACTTTCATAGCCTGGGCCGGGCAAAGGCTTACTCCCGTTATCTGCGCGAAACTGTCAGGCCGTGCCTTGAGCGACTAGAACGCGTGCGTGAAAGTCAGGTGTCCGCCTGGTTCCGGTT